CTATGAGCAGTATGAATGGGAGATGGATAAAGAAGAAAGTCCAATTAAGTCTTTAGAACTTAAAGCCCTGGATACTATATATAAGGCTATGAAATGGGCTGAAACAAATAACGAACCAGAATTGGCTGTTAAATATGCCAATTTATATATCACCAACAAAAAGAGGTTAAAAAAATGACTGACTCATTTATGCAAAATCATCAATCAGCACTTGATAGTTTTATGGAAGATAAAGCTATCCAGGATTTGGAAAATGCGGGTATATATCCCGTACCAGATAATGATGACATTCTCGAAAAGCTTTTTGAAGAAGCCTATGATGAGATAAAAAGAAATAATACTCTTCAGTTAAATGAAGATGAACTTATTTTTGCTGCTAAAACAAGAGCAGAAAGAAGATTTCAGGAACTACCCGAACCAGGAGATTACGATGACTAAACTAGAACAGATCAGAAATGACTTGGATAACTATATCCGAGAAGAACTTGAAAAAAGTTTGGGTGACAGAAGCTTTGAAGTATTTAGCTTTGAAGAAAAACTTTGTGAGATTGTTGATTCATTGGATGAAATAATATGTTTCGATCCAACACCTGATGGTGATAGTCCATACAGTGATGCTGAATATATCAGCACACCAAGAGAAAGAGATCAAAATGCTTTGCGAAGTAAACAGGAATCTCACGGTAGAGGAAATCCTTTTAATTGGTAATTAATTATGACACCCCATCAATTTTTAAAGGACATCTATAAAGATTTCTGTTCTAAACATCATATGCAAAAACATAATGGTGAATATCTCTCAGCGGATGATTACCTTTATTTAGGTAAAGATGGAAGACCTTTAACTGAATATGAGGTGGAATGGCTTACCAACTATATCAAACTCTGGGAATATACTAATGCCGGAGAGGATATTGATGACTGAGTTCGTACCAATAACACGTTATTCCAGATGTAAAAGATACTCAGGTGCAACAATAAAATGCCCTGACTGTAATACAACTAAAACCATTTATCATTTATCTTGGAGTGCTTTAACCTGTCAGAAGTGTAAAGCAATGATAGATAAATATGATTGGTTTATCGAAAAAGGTAAACATTCCAAACTAGACCGCAGCTAACTCTTTTATCTGTTCCTGAAAATCCATACATCTTTCCATAAAGGAAATTTCAGCTGACCGCAGTGCGAGACTATCCAATAGTTTCAGCTGCGGTTTTCCACTTCTACGAGCTATACATACTAAAGCCTGATTACATTCAATACCTGTGAGTTTTCTTAGTGCATAATTATACGCTCCAAGTTGATGACAATAGTTCAATAACATTTCATCCGATCTGACATCTTTAGATGTCTTCCAGTCACATATAGTCAACACTCCATCAATATCTATTAAAGCGTCAGCAGTACCGGCAAATCCATAATCTTTATCATAAATACTGAACTCGATGCTATGAATGGCCGTTACACGTTCCAGTATGAATGATCGTAAACCTCTTGCGTAGCCTGACGCACTCCAACTAACACGCGGTGCGGTTTCGGCTGCTTTTGATAGCGCCCATTGCGTGACTTTTGTGGGGCAGCGATCCAACTCGTCTTGTCCTGTTCTCCATATCCCACGCTTGTTGGCATTATGTCGGGCAAGTTTCGCTCCAGTTTTAAGTAGGTATTCTGCATGAGCGTGAGCAAGTCTCCCCCTCTCGCAAGCCATATCTCTCTCATCTGATGATCCCTTCTTTTCAATCCAACGTTCCAAAGCATCTTTTTGTTCCTGTGGTGCGGTTTCTTTTAAAATATGTGTTACTGAATGGTATATATTATCCTTTCCGTCTTTATATATTCTGTGTGGATATATGGTGCCTGAATCATCACGTTCCAATGTCCAGCGTTTTAATCCTGCTAACGCTCCATGTTTTTGTAATGACCCCATAAGTGGTTCGTAGATATACGTTCCCATTATTAATATACCTTAAAGAGATTAGTTTGCAAGTTCATTTTTTATAATTCTCGAATCGTGCTGACCTGGAAGCCCTAACAGCTATGCTATCGCTTTCATCTGAATGGCCGTTGCCATGGGATAAAGGAAAAGATTCCTGTCCATAACCAGTACCAGAAAAAAATCTACCCGCATTTAACCAATATTCATGCCCTTCAAAAATGTCATAATCACAAATACAAAAGTTCTCGTTTTGAAAAGTAACTTCCCTAGCCTCGTCTGGGTGAATACCCCAATATGCTTTTCTTGCGGGTGGCCCATCTAATAAAAGAACAACCTTTTTAGATTCCAATGCCAACGCTTTAGCCTTTTTCAGTTCCTGTATATTAAAGGGCCGACCCTTTACTTCTGCATACATATCCACTTGAGGTAAGTAGAAATCAGGTAAGTATTTTCCTGCTTTACCTAAGTCAAAACCTTCTGGTTCATATTCGTATTTGATGTCCACCTTATCAAAGGCAACCATCCATCTGGCTTCTGTCCTTGATCTACAGAGATAACCTTTGTAATAAGTTTCGATGGATTTAATCATTATAAATAATTGAATTTAAATCTTTGATGCGTTGAAGAGGAACAGCGGCACAGGCCGGGACTATTGAATTTCCCATTGCCTTCAAACGAGCCACCCGACCTCGTAACCCATCATCTCCTCTACAAAGGCAGGGTTCAGAAACATATCCTGTCCAGTTGGGGGAGAGGGTTCTCCTCTCCTTGCTATTGAGGAAAGCATGTTTCCAGATTGGTTTTTCCATACCTTCGCTGTTGCCTTGTGTTCCACTGCTGTCGGTGTTGGTAGAACATAATGAATCCTTCTGCCCAGGCTGTCCAGTTTCTTGCAGTTCTTGTTGGTGTTCTGGGAGCCGTCTTTCCAATCTCTGGCGGTCGGGGTGGGAAGAGTCTGATCTATCAACTCCGTTGCCAAGCCCTTGCTGTGTCTCTTGTTTTTGTTTGGACTCTTGTCGTAATATATCGAATCGTTGCAAACTGTCGGTGTCGGTAGACTCTGTAGGTCGTTGAACAACTTTACTGTTTCTGGATTCACTGCTTCCCGCAGATTTGCCAGTTTGGTTCTGCCTTTCCTGTGTACCTGAGTCTGTTTTACCATCGACTCGTAACCCCTCTGAGGAAGATGATCCATAGTCGTTGGTGTAGGCAACGATCCAGATTCGTTCTCTAAGATGACAGGCTCCCATATCTCTTGCCGATATAACTGACCACTCCGCATCATACCCTGCTTTGGCAATTTGAAAGAGGACTTCTTGGAAGGTCTCCCCGTTTTCGTGAGAGAGTAGATTTCTAACGTTTTCAAATAAGGCGAATCTAGGTCGAACTTCCCTAAGTAACCTGATGCTTTCATAGAACAGTCCTGATCTGGTTCCTTCTCCGATACCCTGTTTTCTTCCTGCAACTGATAAATCTTGGCAAGGAAATCCAATTGTGAATACATCGAATTGTCCTCTTTCTGCTTTGAATGTCGTGATGTCATCGTGAATGGGAATATTTGGAAAGTTTTTACGGATTACAGATTGACAATATGGGTCTTTTTCTACAAATTGAGTTGTTTTGTATCCTCCTACAATTTTTTCGGCAGCGTATGAAAAACCAGCAATACCCGAAAATAAATCTAAAAGTTCTAGTTCCATAGTAAAAGAGGGTATTAAAATACCCCCTATGAATGGCGAATTACTCCTCCTCTTTAAATGGATTACCGCCTGTCATTAACCTTTTAATGTCAAATCCACTGTCCTTAGACTCTGAATAAGATGCCATTATTAAAGGGCTGGTTCCTTTTTTGCGTGGTACTGCTCTTAAACTGTATTCAGTTTTAAGTCCAGTTCCTTCTCTTGAAAGTACAAAATCCCAGGCAAGTAGATCAGAATAATCTTCCATCTGACTTATCTTGTCAAATTCCTTGATGATTCCTTTCTGTGTGGCTGAAAAGATTTCAACTTTCTGCGATTCATGGTTGAACACTGGTACTGCAATAGCAAACTTAGCTGCTTCTGGTGCAGTGCCATCTCTGTTCATCCTGCGGGAATACTCATTTCCCATTTCGATTTCTACATCATCAGTTGATGGAGAATCTGCAAATCTGAATGGCTTTAGTTTGCCCTCAGTTGTTTCGCCCCATACCTCCCAATATTCAAGAGGTTGGTCATCTAGTAATGCAAAACGTACATTACCTCCACTTTCAAGTTTTGATGGATTTAAGTAACCACCTGTTTCTGTGGTAGCTACTGCTGATTGTGCTTTTTCTGTTAGAAAGGCCATGATAAAATGTGCTTGTAGGCTTTTGCCTTGTGCATTTCTATTGTAGTACATGGACAAGAATAAGTAAATAGACTACAATTAAAAAACCCTCAAAGTAGGAAGAACCTTGAGGGTTTGAACACATAAGTCCACAGTAGGTATTGTATCACATGAATCTGCAACAGTTTGTAAAGAAACTACCAAAACACTTGGTTTACGCTCCGATTTATCGCAAAGGAGTGGAGATAAAGTCCAAAGAAGGAAAGATTTTAGAGGCAACAGGAAAGAATCCTTATGGGGAATCTTATGAAAGACAATTTTCTCCCGATGATGTTGTTTATGTATTAGAAAAGTATCCTAATCGTTTTGGTGCTATCGGTTTATTTACAGGTATCAGAGGTAAAGGTCTGGTAATTCTTGATGTTGATAAAAACCTGGCTATCCATAAAAAGAAATGGGGAGATACTTTAGATGGTGCTCCCTGTGTTACCAGCACAAAGAAAAACGCTGCTAAATATATATTCAGTGTTCCAGAAGAGCTATGGTCTAGCGTTAAAGGTAGATTTCTTTCTGAACAGACTTCCACCTGTTATGAAATTTTATGGAATAGACAGGGATTAATTTTTGGTGCATACCCAGGGTCAGCTACTTCATCAGAAGGTACTTATGGTTTTGAAGGAGATTTAGACAACATACCAACTGCTCCAGATTGGCTGTTAGCTGAGATGAAATCTTTGAAAGCTAATGAAGAAAAAGCTGGATTTATAAAAAATAGAAGTGGTCTGGTTTTGTCAGATAGAACTGAGGATGAAAAAGCTCAGATAATACAGGAATGTCTTAGTGTTATTCCAACTAAAGGTGCTGGTAGTAGAGAGCATTGGTTATATGTTGGTATGGCTATTCATTCTGAATTGCCTAATGATGTTGGTCTGGAACTTTGGTCAGTATGGTCTAAAAACGATCCTGACTACATTAATGACTGGGATAAACATAATCCATGCGAAGCCGTCTGGAAGTCCTTCAAGGGCTCTGGAAGGGGCATAGGATCATTAATATTTGATGCTGATGAAGTCGATCCAAAAAGATTACGTTTCACTCCTGCAAGTTTAGATATTGTTCAGAAGGCTCAAAATGAGTTGATGGTAAGGACAAGACGAGTAAAAATGTCTTTCCAGGAAGTAAAGAAAGAATATATGCGTATTTGTGAAGAGGTTGCTGATCCGGGTGAACAGGATTTCTTGATGCACCAGTTAGCTGTTGATAATGAATTTAAAGATCTTGAAAGGCTTGAAAGTTGTTTAATTTAGGTAGTGAAGAAATGACTGCCTCTGAATTAGATGCTGAAGATTTATCTCGTAGCTATGTAATACCTGAAATACTTCCTACTCCTGCCGTATTCTTACTTTATGGTGCTGGTGGTGATGGTAAATCAATGGCTGCCTGGGCATTAGCTAAACACATATCTCTTGGTATTCCTTTTGAAGTACAAAATAATGTCGTTCCAATAAAGAAAGGTAAGGTTTTGATACTTAATGCTGATCAGCCAAAAGTTCAGTTGCGTGAACAGTTAAGAGAACAGGATTACAAAATGGATAATAATACTGTTGTTATCAATGGTTTTCAAATCAAACGTGAATATTATTTTGCTCAACTGATTAAAAAACACAAACCAACATTGGTTGTTATTGACTCTTTAATCGGTTCTTCTGCTGGTAGAGCGTTTGATGAAAACAAAAGTTCTTTTGCATCTCCCTTATACAGACTTACCAATAACAATGGTCATAGTTTTCCTGCTACTAAACAGGGTGGATTCAGAGGTACAAGTTCTATTAGAGATGCTGTAGATGAAACCTGGAAACTTAGCAAACCAGATAAAGAATTATCAGAGCAGTTAGGAACTAACACAAGAATTATCAGAGTTGAAAAAAGTAGGTTCAGTCGTATGGGTAGCTGCCTACTTTTAAAACAATTAAGTGATCTTAGTTTTGAGTTAAAAGACTACAAACCAAAGGTGGAAAATTCTTCCCCTGCTTCGATTATTGATCGCATACTTGAAAAACTTAGAACTGTTTATCCAGAAACCAGATCAAGGATTGATCTCAATGCTGACCCGTTAATCGGTGGTAATGTTACTGCTATCAGAAAATCGTTAGAGAGGTTAGTTGATAGAGGATTAATTCAGATTTGGGAGCAGAAACCTTCAGTGAATGGAGGACGACCCACTAACTACTACAAAGCTATCCTCGTGCGGGGAGACAAAAAATCTGTCGCATTGAATGGAAAGCCTAGTGATGACAG